GCTCCATTTTACAAAGTCAAAACACGATCGAGCGCAGGCCAATGAGCTAATCCCAATTGCTCAAGCTTGTATTGCATTTCGTGTCGCGTTGACAATGTGTTCTCCGGGTTGGGCATATTTATGTCCTCAAGAAAATTTTGAGTTTCGCATATGAACCTCCAACAACCGGCGAATGATGCAAGCTGCAATGCACGGATTCGTGCGGCGAGCTCTTCTAGAGTACGGTCGGGTCTAGCAGGCAGGCATAGTTGTGCTACTAGGCGATCGTAATCCGGTTTGGGTACACCATTACTTTGCAATTGAAATCCCAAGAAGTGAGGGTAATCAGCCACTTCACTCTTATCAATGTTAAGTAATAGTCCAAATTTCTCTTTAGCTATGGCAGCTAACCTTTCAAGATCCACGGTGCCTTTAATTGCCATAAGCACATCGTCCCCCATGACCCAAAAAGCAATCATGGAATAACATACCTGCATTGAAAGCATGTTATAGTGGAGTACGATGGTGTCGATTATTGAATCGAGGATGTTCGTAAAGAAGGATCCAGATGGTACACCGTCATGTTTTACGTGTACAGTCCCATCTTGAAATTTCAAGGGCGTATTTATGAAATACTGAACTATAGTATCCCATAATCTAGGCAGAGAAGTGTCGTCGGTTGGTTTTCCTCTAATTTGGTATTGAGAAAAATCAAGCTGATCTCTAAGAATAGAGAAGGCATCCCTAATCAACCACGCAGGAATGGTGGCATCAAAAGAAGACCAGTCAGCAGCTAGCCCAGTGTAACCTTTCGGCTTCAAGGATAGCATATATCGCATATGGCCGTTGAGATAACGAATCCATATACCATAACGACGACCCAACTGTTCCTTATAGTAATTTATAAGGGGCATAGCAAACATGCCTTCAGCCATAGTCATATGAGCAGGATACACCCATATTAAACGCACCTTGGGCTTATCTTTCGAAACCATACTCTTGCCAGCAGCAGTGCAAGGAGTGCGGCATTTCTTCCAGATACCATATTTCATGGCGTGAACAGCCCATTTCAGAGAGTTGGGATCAACTTCATCTTTACGTTTCATACCTTGGGAGGTATAAGGCAAACCGGGAGAGCGATCAGGATGTTGATAACACCTTATGACGTCATTAACGTGCATAGGATGAATCTTTCCAGGAATATGGAAATCAGCCCGTGTAAGTTCTAATGCTTTAGTATAAAAATCATCATGAACACGAGGCGGCTTCTTGATCTTGTATTTATTAAACGCTGCAAGCAGATGTGCAGGCGTTGGATTCGTGCGAATCCAGCTAGTCTTGAAAGGGTGAGTGATGCCTTGCATCATAATATGGATAAAAT